TGGTCGCCACGGGGCTTCCTCCTGGATGCGTTGAGCCTGTTTTATCGCCGCCCAAATCGTCGCTGTAGGTTTGTCCGTCGGTCAGGATCGCGATGAGTTCGCCGGCGGGAATCTGGGCGACGGAAACGGCGTCCCCGATCCGGCAGTGCGGGCCGGCGCGCCCCTTGTCGACGATGGCGACGTGGTTGCCCCGGATTGTCGTTTGGATCGCGTCGTAGCGCTGGCCGGAAGGCGTCTGCCCCTCGCCGAACTGAATTTCGCTTGAATATCCGTTCGACAGCTCACGTTTGCCATCCTCGACGGCCGCGATCGTGGCCTTGTCCATCAGCACGATGTCGAAGGCGAGGTATTCACCGTCGCGAAGGGCCTTGCCGACGACGCCCTTGGCATATTCGCGCCAGTTGTCCGCTGTCACCGGCTTCGTCGGGTGATCGTTGGTCACTGGCTTCATGAGGAAGCTGGCGACGCTGTCGGTCGCGAACACTTCCTCTTCGGGCCGATAGACACGCACAACCTGATCGGCGGCAAAGGTCTTACCCTCGGGGTCGATCTCGCTGCCGTTATATTCGTAGATGCCTGCTCGAGCGGCTCGAGCGCGAACGACCATGTACCCGTCAGCAGTCTTTCGCGGATTGTCGAAGCTGAGCTTGTCGGCAAAGAGCATGGCCGCCCGAAATTACGGGCGCGGCGGTTCAGGCTGTAGGTTTGTTAGGCTCCCATTAGATCCACGGGGGTCCAAGGGCGCTCTTAGGCACCACGCGGGTGCACCATAAAGGGCCGCCGATTTCGGCTCTGCTGCGAGGCCGTAGCCCACCGCACGTTTCCGGGCTCATAGCCTCTGTTCACGTCGATGCGATCTATGCTCATCTTAGGACTGGGTTTCGGACCGACATGTGCGAAGAAGGCTCCAAAGTTGTCGCGCCATTCGGGACAAACCTCGATGCCGCGGCCGCCATAGATGTGAAAGAACTTGTTCTTCGGATTGTGACAGCGATCCTTCATGCCACACCACGTCTTGTACTCCGGCAATGTGGATAGGCCATGCGTGACGTTGCGCTGTGATGTCGCCGCATTGCGAAGGCAGCCGCACGAAGTGCTCATGCCGTTCTTGAGAGTTTGCGCCGCGACAATTCGGACGGTGCCGCACGAACATCGGCAGAGTGCTGTGCGCTGCCTTCCATTCGCCTTCGCGGTTCGGCGCTCATATGGCTTCGCTTCGCCCAAGACGGTCCATTCGCCAAAGCGATCATTCCCGAGCAATTCGTCGATTGGCTTTGTAGGTTGGCGTGGCTCGAAAGAACCTCCTCTGCGCAGACGAGCCTTGTGCATTGGGCAGAAACGTCCGCGTTTAGGAGCCGACTTGCCGCAGTCCGGAGCAGCGCATAATTTGCCGAGAGCCATGTTCGTGCTTTCCTCACGTTCGTGGTCAGGGCCGGGTCGCTGTTAGCGCAGCTTCTCGGCCCGTTTCATTGGTCGTCCAATGTTATCACAGCCTGCTCGGTGCAGCCACAAAAAGGAGGGATTCCTGCCCGATCATCGGGGGGAATGCGCGGGTCTTGGTTCTTGTAGATGATCCCATTGCGGGCCAGATGCCAGCTCCTCGGGTGAGCCTTCCCGGAATGTCGCCATTTGTACTGGCCGATCCCCGCTTGCTCCCGCCGCGCCCGGTTGAGCCGAGCGCCCAGCTTCACGGTCTGATCGCTGGCAATCCGGATCGACCGGGCCCGCGAAATCGGCACTGCTTCCCTGATCTCCTTCGCCACATCGACCGCCGCCTTGCGCTGTTGCAGCCCGACGAAAACCGCGTTCGCGATCCGGCGCTGGAGCTCGGCGTCCACATCGCGAACGAGCGCGACGTTCCACTCGATCACCGAAGCAAGCGTTTCTTCGACATCGCCGGCCGTGAGTATCGTGTTCAGGTCGACATCGCTCGCCGACAATACGCTTTGCGCCCACTGCCCGCGGTGGATTCGCTCAACTTGGAACGCCCATTCCCTGAGCTCCGGCGTCAGCATCAGGATCAGGCGCTGCACCTCCGCTTGAACTGCATCGAGTGCGCTTCTGATGTCGTCGGCGCTGTCCATCTGCAATTCGTTCAGGCTCTTGGCATAAGCGGCATTGATGCGATCAAGCCCCGACTGCCACGCCGCGATGACCTTGCGGTAGATCGAGGCCAGGTTCGATGCCTGCGCTTGTGTCGTCGCGATCTTCGGCAGGACTATCGGCCTCCGCGACCGGCGCAACTGCTTGACCCGCTCGGCCAGGTCGAACTTAATCACGTTCGATCCTCAGGCAGACGATGGCCCCGCCTGTCTCGACGTCACGGCTCGCGGCGATCTCAACCGCTTCCTTCGGCGTCTTGCCAGCCAACATGGCCCCAAGTGCGATGCTGCCACCGCTGCCGAGTACCGCCGGCCAGCTGCACGGGACGCCCAAGGTCGGATGCCGGTCACAATAGAACAGGCCGGTCCCGTCGGGCATGAGTCGGATCGCGTCCCACTCGCCGCCGCACACTTCGACCTCAGCCTTGTCGCCTTCAAGGAACGCGCGCAACGGATCGATCGCGTGGTAGACGCCGGAGCCGCCAATGATTGAGCCGTCCTTCAGGCGGGCGAGCTTCGCGGCCTCGAACTCGACGATCATTCCAGACTCTGTCGTTACGAGCCCGTCGGCAGCGATCCAGAAACCGTCGCAAGCCACGGTGGTCATGCGACGGCGAAGCCCAGTGCCCGGGCCGCCTCTCGCATCCGCATGAACTTATCGCCAACGGGGATGTCGGCCCAGTCGTAGCGGCAGAACTCGGGCAGCGTCGACTGATGCAGGACATGGGCGAGGAACGCCTGGGCCAGCACCTGAGCGACATCCTCGGGTGTATCGACCGGGGATCGCCGCATCACTCTTCCTCGATCGACTGCTTCCAGTCTTCGTTGACCTCTTCGAACACCTCCGGCCCGAAGATCAGCTCGCCTTGGTAGGGCTCAACCTTGCTCAGATCGAAGTCCGCAGGCGCTTCGTAGGTGAGCGTGATGTGCGGCTGATACTGGTCGTAGGCGGAGCTTGCGCCGATGCGCTTCAGCTCCTCATGGCGCCATGCCAGCGAAGACGAATTGAACAGCAGCACCACCGCATCATTCATCGCACCAAAGCGGTCGATCAGTCTGGCGCCCCCCGGGGCGACGCGCATCCTGCCGTCCTGGTCTTGGTCCCACGCCGACTCGGCCTTCATCCAATCGACCTTCTCGCGGCTGTAGATGATGGTGGCGTGCATCTCGGCGGCCGGCACAGTCGTCTCAAAGCCCTGCGACTTGGCCCACTTGATCACCGCATCAGCGTTCAAGAGCTTGCGGCTGACATAGAGGCTGCGAGCCGCGGCATCGCGGATGAGTGCAAGCGCCTGATCGGCGTTCACCGTCCCGCGTTGTTCCATTCCGGCGACCCGCTGCTCGAGCGTGGTCAGCTCGCCCGGGTCCGTCGCGTTCGGATCCGGCTCGGGATCGGCCTCCGCTTCTTCCCATGCCGTTTCGACGCCAGGGTAGCGACCGCTCTCAATGCTGCGGCCCTTGATCATGGCGGTCAGCACCGTGTCTGGAACGGCGCCGGTGAGGCCGAGCGACTGGATGCCGGTCCAGTAGTTCTTCTCGATCTCGGACGCTTCCTTGTCGTCCGTCGCATCGAGCGAGCCGAACTCGTAGTAGACATCGCTCGGCCGCGTTCCCAAAGCCGAGCGGATCAGCAGCTCGTCGACCTGATCCAGCGCCGGCGCCAGCTGTTCGGATTGCCGCGCCTTGACCATCGAATGGTAATCGCGCTCCTCGCCGTCGCCAGTCGATTGCAGGCCCTTTGGCGACTGGCTTAGGAAGCGGGTCATCGGAATGTCAGCTGAGCCCGCCACGATCTGAAGAAACACTAGCAGCGTATCGGGAATGCCAGCCCAGCTGACCTGCACCTGCTTCCAGTCATCTTCTGTGTCGAGGATCAGCGAGCGCCAGTTGGACTTGCCCGATAACGCCGCCGAAAGCCGAGCCTGGATCTTCTGCTCGCCTTCCGTGGTGCCGACGATGCTCATCAGGTCCTTGAGCTGGATCACATCCGTCGCCGCCCGATCGATCAGGCTGGCGAACCCGCTCTGCGCCAGATCCGCGTTCCGGACGGCCTCGCCGATCGACTGCATGATCGGATCGCCCCAGAACCATGACGCAGAGGTGTAGAAGCCGCCTTCCGGTACCTTCTGGCCGATGAAGGCGACAACCCGGGAGGGATGCAGTTGCACCTGCCGGCCGCTGCCGCCGTTGATGGTGAAGAACTCGGGCTGCATGAACCACGGATCGGCCGGATCAAGCCGCGGCTGCCCCTCGTTCAACTGGTGGCGCGACATCACGTGAACGAACTTGAGCTCGCCGGCCTTGACGCTATCGGGCCTAAGCGGCTGCGTCGTGTCCGTTTCGCCGGTCCCGAGGATCAGCGCACCGCCGCCAAACAGCCGAGCGAGTACGAGCGCGCGCTGACACTTGGCCTTGATCTGCAGCCGCTTCTCTTCGGCTTCGATCTTCTCGATGTCGCTGCTTTCCGCCTGCCAGTCGCGCCATTCGCGGGTCATGTCGAACGGCGGGATGTCGACGATCTTGCGGATCAGCCAACTCGACCGATAGCCGGCCTCGGCTTGATCAGGCGCGAGCGGAACGAAGTTGTAGAACGATTGCGTCCGCTTGTCGGCCGTCGTGCCCATGCCGGACATGACGTTGGTCAGGCGGTCCCAGAGACGGACGATGGTGGCACCCATGCGGCGGAAAGATACGGCGCGGGTTTGGGCGGCTGTAGGTTTGGCGCGCAGCGCGCCGCGTCACACGTTGTCCCAGCTGTAGCTCGAGCCGAGCGCAAGTTCGTTCAGCGCGTCGGCGAAGGCATCGACCTGGTCATCGAATGCCGCATTCGGGAACGCGCAGACCTCATCGAGAAACATCTCGTTCCATAGACCGCGCAGCAGCTTGACGTTGCCCGCTTCGGCTTGAGCCGACGCTGGCCGAGCTCGCGTCGCCTTGTCGCCGGTGACCTTCTTCTTGATCACGGAGTAGCCCTTCAGTATCTTCACCTTGGTCTCGGCGTCCGCGACGCCAGCTGCGCCCGGGTCCTCGGGCATCCTGATCATCACAGACTGGCCGTCCTGGCTCGCTGTGTTCTTAAGCTTGGTCTCGACCTCTGACGCGCTCCACCGGCCGCGGATTACGTCCTCCACGAAGAACACGTCGCCGACCATGAGCATCCTCAGGCCGACGGTCCAGTCAGGCTGTTTCCCGGCTTTCGCTTTAGACGCAGCGAAGTCCCACGCTCTGACACGTCGACCGCCGGCGGGCACCGCATCAACAATCTCGAAATCGCCGCGCTGGAACATGCCTCCGCTGCGCGGCGTCGGTGCCTGTTGGTATTGCCCGCTGTACGCATACGAGCCCATGTCGCGATGCAGCTTCTCCACCTCCGAGCGCGGGAAGCGGGCCGGATCGAGCAGTTGCGCCTCCTCCTCGCGCGGATCACGGAATCCGATGGCGGTTTCGCATGCTCGATCCGGATCGAACTCCATCGGCAGCATTAGGTGTACGTAGCCCATGCCGAGCGACAGGATCGTGCCGGAAATGTCCTGTTCGTGAAGCCGCTGCATGATAACCACAATGGCCGAGCGGCGCTGGTCGTTGAGGCGATTGACGGCTCCCTCGCGAAACTTGCGGGTCGTGTTGAGTCGTTCGGTATCGGATTCCGCCGTCTCGGTTGAGTGTGGGTCATCGATGATGAGGCGATCGCCGCGCTGTGAGGTCAGCGATCCGAACGGAACGCCCTCCCTTGTCCCAGTCGACGAATTGGCAAACGACGTCTCGCCGGTCCTGGTCAGCACCACTTCCGGCCAAAGCTTCTGGTACCATTCTGACGCGATCAGATCGCGGCTTTTGCGCGTGTCGCGCTTCACCGGACCATCGTTGAACGCAGTCGTCAGATAGCGCAGCGAGCGGCGCCCTCTGGGGCCCCATTCCCACGCCGGCCACATCACCGACACGATCAGCGATTTGGACGACCCTGGCGGCACGTTGATCAGAAGCCGGTTGATCCGGCCTTCGGTCACCGCCTCCAAGTGCCGGCAGATTGCGTCGATGTGCCAGTTGTGGACGTACTCGGCATCCGGCTCGAGCACATGCCAAGCCTCGCGGACGAAGCCGGCGAGCGAGCTGCAACGCTTGCGGATGCTTTCGAGGTTGTTCTCCAGTTCGGCGCGCGCATCGGCCTCCCGGCGCAACTTCTCTCGCCGAGCCCGCTCGTCCAGCAGGGCGAGATATTCCCGATCAGTGAGTTGTGGGCTGGTCGCGGCCTGCACGGGCGGCCTCGTGCGCCGCGATCCGGGCGGCGATTTCTTCGTCGGAGAGGTTCTTGTACTCGATCAGACCGTTGAGCAGCATCTGCTCGCGGAATGCTTGAACATCGACGTGCTTGCCGATCAGCTCAAGAGCGCCCTTTGCGGCGGAAAATGCCTTTTCTTCCAATGCTTTATTGTGAAGGTCGACTGCTTTCTGCAGCACCCATGCGGCGTCGATGGCGGTCTTCTCGGTCACCCTTTCGGTGCGCTGCTGCTCTAGCTCAGCAATACGCGCCGCCACCTTTTCATTGCCTTTCAGGCGGATCGCGTTGCCCTCGTTGTACTTGAAACCGGCCTCGACGTAGGCCTGGTTGGCCGGCATTCCATGCGCGACGGAGACCGCAAACTTCTCGTGGCGAGCATTTTTAAGGGGACCGGGCATAGTCAGCCTTCTACCTCTTCCCCGCCTGCACCTTGTAGGGTCACCGATCGGTCGAACCCCTTGCTCTCTGCCAGGTCGACCATCTGCGCCGCGGACATGCGCCTCGAGCCGACCCACCACTCGTCGCTTCCGGCTGGCGAGACGATGAAGCCGCCGTTGCGGACGATCCTGAGATGACGGGCCGCCTGCCTAGCCAAGGTAGGATGGATCCTGCGCCGATCGCGGATCGGCATCCGCTTCGCCGCGTTCCGGACTTCCCTGTGCTCGACCATTCTGGTTTGCCGTGTGATCCATTGGCCATGCGCCCGCTGGTGCGCGACATATTCCGCCCGCTGCTGGATCAACTGCGCCTCGCCGTGCTCCTTCATCCACCGGTTCACGGTCATTCGTGAGGCGCGATACCAAGCCTCGCAGCCGAGCCGCCCCTGCTCGACGAAGATGACTTCGAAATCGTCTGGGCATGGCCGCAATGGGGGCCGGCCTTTCGGGCCGGTCAGGGCTGATGAGGTCGCAGCCATCAGCACGGACCACCGCTTGGATTGGACGCGCCGCCATTCCGCGCGCGCCAGACCGCCCACAACAGCGAGGCGTCGATCGCGACGTTCCATGCGATACAGGCGACGAACACCGCGGGGATTGCGACAATGACGTCGATGGCGAAGCGGCGGGCGTTCATGCCGCAGACCCGCCACAGTCAGCTTCGGGTGCAGCGGTGCGCATCCACAGTCGTACCCCTTTAGGGGGGACTGTGGAGAAGCACCCTTCGCTGCCACAGTTCTCCACGGTTATTCCACAGTCGCGCGGGCTATTCGTGAGCATCGTTTCCGACCTCCACGAAATTGCGCGGCATTCCCTTGTAGTCGAGCCTCTCGACCACCTTGAACGCGCCGTTGTCGATCCACTCCTTGAGCACTTTGGCGATGCGTTTCCGGTGCTGTTCAGGATCGAGATCGAGGACTGTCGAGATTGGAATCCCGGCCCATTCAGGTGACCGGGAATCGAGCCGCCATTGGCCGTTCGCGATAGCCTTCTGCGCTGCGATCAGATGACGTGTGGAAATACCTTCGAACAGCTCCGGCCATTCCCACGGACACGCCACCCCGACCTGATCGCCGTTGTCGAGGCTGACGTTGTTCATTCGATACCACGCCGCCTTGTCCGGCGGTGCGAGGTTCGCTTTGTCGTTCTGGACCCTGAAATAGAAGCCGCGCTGATCCTCGGCGACGCCGGCCATCGCCGCTTCGTCGGGGTTCATGCGGTTGAACACCTGGACGCTGCGGGCGGCGTCGACCAATGCCTTGGCGCCGCGGGCGCTGTCGGCATTCGCTTCCTGGCCGTTGCCCTTGCGGACGTGGTGAACAAGATTGATCGAGCAATTGCATTCGTCGGCGAGGCGGCCCCATGCCTTTGCCACGGCGTCGATCGCGCGGTTGTCGTTTTCGCTGACCTCGTGGCTGCTGACGAACGGGTCGACGATCAGCACGTCGATCTCACGCTCGGTCAGCTGCTGCTTGATCTGCTCGTAGACTGGCTGTGCGATGCGCGCGCCATAATCGGTTTCCGTGGCGATGACGCAGCGCTGATCGCGGCCGCTGTCGACGTAGAGCCGGCAGGCGACGTCCTCGGGCTTGATGTGGAACCACTTGGCGGTCGCGTGGATGCGGCGCTCAGATTCCTCGGCCGGATCCTCGAGATTGTATAACCAGACCGTCAGTGGCCCATGGTGCACTTCCGTGCCGTAGAGGTTACGGCCAGACGCCATTGCGAGGGCTTCGCCGATCTTGACGCTCGACTTCCCGGTTCCGCCGGCCGCGACGTCGACGCTGACGAAACGGCGCAGCAGATGTTTGCCGTAGAGCCACAGCCGCGGCGGTATTTCAGCCTCCGCGCGCCATTCGAACGGGGTCGCGACGATCGGCTTTGGCGCCGTGATCGGTTCGCCGATCGGCGGGACCTCGCGGATATAAGCCGGGATTTCATGGTCGCTGTCGTGCCTGGGCGGCGCTGGAACAGGGCCGTAATCATCCGGCCAATCGCTATCGGTGAAGTCAGCCACGAGCCGCATTCGCCTCCCCATCGAAAAGGTCGGAGACGGCTTGAGCGGCGTGACGACGAGCATTGATGCCCGCCCGTCGCATCGGAGCATCGTAGCGATTGTGGCAGCGCTGGCACATGGCCTTCAGATTGTCGGCGCTGCAATTCTCGGGGACGTGATCAAGATGGGCTACCGTCAACACGACGATCGAGCCCGTCAGCGTATGATGGGTGCCGTGAACCTCGCTGCATCGCCCAATGTGGTCGGCACCGCACTCGCCGTCGCATTCGCATCGGCTGTGGGCGCGTTCGAAGCGAATGCGATGACTGATCGCCTTCCAATCCTTCGGATACCGCGAGCGGTTTTCAGGCCTTATTGGCATTGACGGCCTCCCCTTGGTCGAGAGGAAGCCGCGGCTGGTAAAGCGTGTCGAAGCTGGAGGCATTGCAGACGCACATGATCAGCAGACGCCTGAGCTCCCGCAGATCGTCGAGCTGGATGCGGTGGTTCATCGCAGCCGCGCTGGCTTCCCGCTCCACGACGTCAAGCAAGGTCCAAGCGGACTCGCAAGCGGTCGGCTTGGTCGCCATCGCCCGGTCGCGCATGAGCAGCAGGCTTGAGCGCAGCATCAGCTCCTCACCGTCGACGAACGGGCGCAGGCCTCGCACGATATCTTCGTAGTCCTCACGCCTCGGCGGTCGGGATACGCCTTTGACTATCTCTCGCTGCTCGGTCATGGCCGTACCCGCATATCGTCGGTTAGCAGAAGCACTGGAATTGGGCCGTTGCCGCGCTTCCGATTGCATTTCTCATGCGCTGGCCGGAGGTTGTGGATTTTGTTGGAGCCACCCTTCGATAGCGGATGAACATGATCGACGCTGACGACATCACCAAAGGCTATCGCGCGGCCACAAAGCCAGCACGATCGACCGTAGAGTAAGACCATTTTGTTACGCAGGGACGCCTTGCGTTTCGGGTTTCGCCCGAGGTGGCGGCGTTTCAACGCTGTCGGGCTCACAGCAGCCTCCCCTGCCGCGCTCGAGCAAGCAGTTCTTCGGCCTTGTCGTGCGGCACGTTGTAGGACGCGGACAACGACGCCGCGGTGAACCCTGCGAGCCGTTCCTTCGTGCAGCCTGCGAGCAGTTGGGCAAGCGCCGCCTTGGCCTTGTTACCGGACAGTTGTGATGTGCGTCGACGCGCGCTCATCGGCGGCACCATTCGCCGAACAGCCGCAGGTATTTCTCTCGTGCTTGATCTTTTGCCTGTTGGTGCGCGAGATCGTCGAGAAGACGTCGATCGTCGACCTCGGAGAGGATTAGCGCGCGATGCGCCGCCCATGCGGTCAGCACGTCGTCCTCGGACACCTGGTGCGGGACAAGGCGCAGGACAGCTGTCATGTCGAAATTTTCGGGGCCCGGTGTTGCATCGGGCATCTCAGATACACCCGCAAAGGGGGGCGGCAACGAGAACGTAAGTTGCACAAAGCCCCGGCCCTGTGGATTGTTTGTGCACAGGAGCGCCCGAGTCGCCTCACATGCTGGGAAAACGCCTCCACGTTTTCGTCCACAGAAAAACGCACGACAGCGCGGTTCATGCTGCCGCTGCCTCGAACAAGGGGCCGGGGTCTTCGCCACACACGGCGGCCAAGCGGCTGCGCGCGATCTCGAAATAGACCGGATCGCGCTCAATCCCAATGAAGTTGCGTCGTGCCCTGACTGCTGCGACGCCGGTTGTCCCGGAGCCCATAAATGGGTCGAGGATCGTGTCGCCGGGGCTTGTGAAGTCGGCGATAATCTCGGCCATCAGGCTCAGGGGCTTTTCGGTAGGGTGGCGACCGTCACGCTGTGGCCCGTTCACGCAGTGCGTGTAGACGCCGCGCTTTCCGCCAGCGTTCCAGCGAGAATGACCCGCCCCCGCCCACGCGGCGACGAAACATTCGTAACCCTGCGCGGGGCACTGCCCATTTAGCTGCGGCGTGCTGTCGGGCTTAACCCAAGCACACGCCCGCTTGTATTTGAGCGGTGAGGCATTGATTGCCTGCGCCCAAGGCCATGTTCCCTCTACTGTGCAAAACGCGATGAACCATCCAGAGCTGGCTTCCGCGGCCGCGGAAACGACCGCTTCCCGAATGTCGTCAATTGCCTCGAAATTGAGACCCTTTAGATCGGGGCCGCCGTCACTCCGAAGCCTGTCTTGAAGCGAGTTTTTGCTATCGTGGAGGGACGACTCGTATGGTGGATCGCAAATGATGTGCGAGACGCGCCCAAGGGTCGGCATGATCTCTAGGCAATCGCCAAGATAGAGCGTGGCGCGGCCGATGGTGACCGGTTCGCTCACGCAGCAACCCTTCCATCCGTAGTCGGGAGCAACCGCCGCTCGAGGACGCCTTGGCGCCACGGCGCAATGATGCCCGCGACGCTAATCTGATAATCGAGGAGCCCGCACGCTTCCGCGGCGTCGTGCTTCTGGACGTCGAAGCCCAATTCACGGCAGCGCGTCATCGCCATGTGCTTGAGGTCGGGCGTCTTAGTGCCGCGGGGAATCACGCCGACAAAATGGCGCCGCCAGGTCGCCTGATGGACGGCTTGGCATCGAATGCCCATTGCCTCGGCGAACGACAGGACGTGCGCCGCCAATCCGGCCGATGCCTTGATCACATCGATGCTGGTGTGGCCGTGAACAGAATGGGGCGGCAGCGGATCCTCGAACACGATCTCGTCGATCGGCAGCAGGTCGTTCACGTCGCGCAGATGACGATGCAAACGAACATAGGCCTTGGCCGCATACTTGATGCCGCCGGCAAGCTCCCATGTGCCGCAGACGGGCCTTGCCTGGCCTTCCTTCCACCAAGCAAAGCCCGTGCTGCTAACCGACAGATCGAGAGCAAGGACGGTCAGGGTCATGCGGCCCGCTCCGCCGCGTATCCGGGCAGCAATCGCTCCTCGATTGCTGTCCCAGCCCGCTCATAGAACTCGCGAGCGATGCCCATGCCGTTCGACCAGCCGCGATCGAGATAGAACACGCCGACATCCGCTACATCGACCCACGCCAGCCCGGCCTTGATGCCGAGCAGCCGTTCGTCGGGAATATCGTCGTCGAGAATGCCGTCCTGAGTAAACAGCAGGTGAGAAGCGATCGGCGCCTCACCGCGCTTCAGGCAATCGCGGATGCAGGCGCGCGCATAGGCAAGGTTGCCCGCTACGTCGCCTGCATACGGCGATTCGACAATGACCCGCTTCACGCCGCCGGCTGACTTTGCGTCTCTTCGTTGTCGAAAGCCGCGGCGTCAGGATCGAGGCGCTTGGGCGTCAGCGTCGCCAGGTTGTCGGCACCCATGCCGCCGCTGGAATCGACCGTGGGCATGGTCGGCGCGTCCTGGTCCTGCATCTTGTCAACCAAGTCTTGGCTGATGCCGATCTTGCAGGCCTTCATGCCGCCATAGAGCGTCCGCAGCACGTCATCGCGCGCCTCGTCGCTCATGTTCAGCAGCTTGAACACGAACTTGGCGCCGGTCTTGTTGCAGTGGGCGTCCTTCTCGATGACCTTCCAGGCCTGCGATTGTTCGCCGCGGGCCTTGGCGCTCTTTTCGTCGAGCGGTTTCAGGTCGTTGAAGAACACGCGCTTCATCATCGCGAAGTCTGGCGTCGTCACTTGTTCGACTTTCGCTGTTTTTGGGTCTGATCGTGCCATGTCGTCCTCTCCTTGGTTGATAGGTGGCAGCGGCAGATCGCCGCTTTCGATGTCCGCCTCATGCAGACGCGCTTCGGCGATTCCGATACCAGCCTCGAAGGCCGCGTCCTCGACGGACACGCCGTCGGCGCGCAGTTGCAAATATCGGCTGAGCTGGACGCTAGGCATATTCGACCTCACGATGCCTGCATTCGCCCGCTGACCCGCATTTGAAGCACGGCGCGTCGGGCCGATCCGATTGTCGGCCAACGAAGAACAGCGGCTTGACGACGTTGGCGCGGGGCGCGGGCGACAGGTGCCAGCGAATGCGCTTGCGGGCGGCGGCGTTCAGACTCCTCCCCGTGCGCATCTCAGCTCGCTCCCGCTTTCGCGGCGCGCTGGGCCTTTGCTTCGACGCTCACTGAACGCCCTCCAGTTCGGCAAGGCGGCGGATCAGACGCTTGCGCTCTTCTTCGGGGGTTTCATCGCGCGGTGTCGTCGGCACGAAGACTTCGGGCAGCGGCGCGCCCTCCATCAGCTCGAATGCGCCCAAGCCCGACAGTTCAAGGTAATGGGAGACGAACGGGGCCTTCAGGAATTTGGAAATGCTGGCCAGATTCTCTAGTGTAAGCGGCCGGTAATTCTCGTCATTGATGGGCGCGAGCGCCGCCTGGATCACGCGCTTCTGAACGCCAGCTCCGACTGACAAGTCCTCAACGCTGTAGCGGCGTCCGCGCCCAACATGGAGGTTGAGTGCCTTGCGAATTTTCTCTCTGATTTCCTCGCGAGATACGAGCGGCTCGAGGTTGTGAACATCCTCGGCGCCGAAATTCACAGACGGGGCAGCGGAGGCCATTTATATGCCCTCCCAACGATGGGTGCGATCCACCGATGTTTGCGTTTGCGCGCTGGCGGTCTTAGCCGTCCCCTCCCCGACGAGATCGGCCGCCAGCCGCATTCCTTCTGGAACCGCGGGCCAGTCGCCCCACGCCCCGGCAAGCGCTTCATCGAGATCGCGGTTGGCGAGGACATAAGCGATCGCGAGACCGCAGACAGAGATGATGAGGGCTCCCCGAAGCACGGTCAGCTCTCGGCTTGGGAAAAGGTCGGGCGGGCAGTCGGCCGACTGTCATTCCCGCCCTGGCACACACTGGCAGGGGCTAAGCTCGGGGCAAAGCTACCGGTGCGCGCGTTGGAAGTGGGCAAAAGGGTTTGGAAACCGGGAAGCCGATTGGCCGTTGAGCGGGCATGGCCGACCAAATCCGCCCCGGCGTGTACCTGCTTGATGATGCTCCCGAGTTCGTGCTCCGCGATGGACTCGTGCGCATCCAGTCGCGATCCGGCGGGGTCGCGTTCGAAATGGTGCAGACCGTCAACCAGTTCTACAAGGCGTCCCAACGGGCAAAGCGACTGCGCGAAGAGATCGCGGCGAAGGGGGTGGTCGTCCCGTTCAAAGACCCGGACGAGCATTAGGCGGCTTTCACAAGCCCATCAGCCGTTACAAGGCCGCCGGAAGCCCGGATGATTGCAATCATGGTTTCGCGCGTGATGTTCTGTTCGCCTCGGCGGATGCGGGAGATGGATGCCCCGCTGATCGGCGGCTCGCACTTGGCACCGAATTCCGACGCTGTCGGTGAATCCGAGAGGTTGAGATATTGATCGAGGGTCATGCCCCTCCTTACATCGGGTGTAAGGAGCATTCAAGCATCAATTTACATGGGGAGGCATTTTACCAGCCCAAGCCCTGTAGGATACTTTCCTACATGGAGCGAAAGGCGACTTACATCAGGGCGTGGCGCAATGATCGCGGCTTCTCGCTGGACGACATGGTGGGTCGTCTCGCGGTGCTTGGCGTAGATACGACGGGCGCCAGCCTTAGTCGGATCGAGCGAGGAATCCAGCCGTACAATCAGGATATGCTCGAAGCCATCGCCGACGCGCTCGACGTTCCTGTGTCCTATTTGATCGAGCGCAACCCTGAACTGCCTCCGGCCAAGGTGTATGATTTTCTGGCTCATTTGAATAACGATGAGGCAGATCAAGCCGAGAAGGTGCTCCGCGCCATGTTCGGCGATCGGGCAGGCTGATCACGGACTATCCGCCACCGCGCGAAATGCCAGGCGAGAACGTCGCCATCGCACTCTGCATCTTTGTCAGCCTTGGCTTCATTGTTCTCAACGAACATGGGTCGCTCGGCTTTTGGTTTGGCGTTTTCACTACCGGGGCAAGCGCGTTCGCCCTTACACCGTGGGGCAGTTGGCTAAGATAATTTTGCACCCCGTGTAAAAATAATACTTGCGCCGTCCTTACGCCGGATGTAAGGACGAGGGCATGGAACGCAACCCCTCCCCGACCGCCAAGCTCCCCGGCGGTTCCCCGTTGTCCTCTGCTCGGACAACGCCCCTGGCAGACGGGCCCAAGTCTGCCGCCCCTTCAAATGTGAGGCCGATCGATCCGGAGATGCTTCGCCGCATCTTCGGGCAAGTGGATTTCATTGAGCGCTATCGCTTCGTCCCGAGCCCGCCTGTGCCGCCTACGCTGGGCGAAAGGCTGGTCGACTTCTTCCTCCGCAATCAGACCCGCATCGGCATTGCCAGCCTGATCTTCGCGACTGTGGTTGGGTGCTATTTCGCTTTTCGCATCGGGTATGGATCATGACCGCGCCCGCGTTCACGCCGGGGCCGTGGGAGCTACGCGGGCTGACGGTGTTTGAGGTCGGCAAGACCGGCATATCGGTTGCCGTCGCAACTCAGCACGAGACGAACGCCAAGGCCAACGCCCGCCTGATCGCTGCGGCTCCGGAGCTTTATGAGGCGCTGACAGAGGCGGTAAAAACCAACCCGCAGGAAGAGTGGATTGCCCTCCTCGCCAAAGCACGAGGCGAGCAATGACCCGCCGTGTCCACTACGCCGTAGAAGTCCTCTACGACTGCGTATCGGCTCCTCTGTGTCAGAACAACGCCGGCCGCGACGCGATCGCCGACGCCGAGCGCGAGGTCGAAATGACGATCTACGAGGAAGAGGTCAGCTGCAAACGCTGCCTCAAGGCGCTCGGATATGACGCCGTTCCTGCCGACCAGCTGACCGCTTGCGAGCCTGACCCGATGAAAAGGGCCGCGTGATGGCTTTGCACCCTCTCTTCCAAGAAATCTGCGAGGCCCATGGCGCACCGCTAGCACGGCCTGACGAGCCCCCGAAGTCCTACGGAACACCCGCTGTTTGGTATCGCGGTTGGGAATGCGGTTGGGACGGCGAGGCGGCTTATTGGGGCGCTGAAGGCTGGCGCGCAGCCAAAGGCGGTTGGGACTTAGACTGCCGGCAAACCAGCGGTCGTACTTGGGCCGATCTTCTCGATGAAATCGACGCCGAAGAAGCGGAGTCAGACGCATGACCCGCGAAACCAACGTCTATCAGATGTGGCCCGAGCGCGAGAACGTGGTTCCGCTGCATCGCGGCTTCGTTCGCAGCGACAACATTCGCCGCGTCGTCCCGCCGAGCGTGCTCTCGCGCCACCTTGGCG